TGCAATTTGTTCGCTGGTCAATTTGCCAGATTCAATGGTCTTCTGTGCATCATCGGCAGAAATACCGAGAGCGTTGGCAGCAATACCATACGCCATAGTGCCGAAAGGCCCCGCAATAGCGGTAGCCAATGTGGGTGCAATTGCTTTTAACCAGTCCATTTTATTTCCTTATGAAGTCAATGTATTCCATCGTACCCCACGCCAATAGGGTAATAAGCAGTGCACCGGCGGCTATCGCCAGTACCATTTCAATTGCTTCCGAAATTTCTTGTTTTCGCTTGGCTTTTGCCTTTTCCATAGCCACCTCCTCCGCTTTGCGTTTTTGCACAATCTTGTTGCGCTCCATCAGAATTGCCTGCCATACATCGGCTTGACCAGACCAGATCAGGTGCTGCTTCAGTTCATTCTCTGCGTCCTGCAACTGCTTGGCATGCAGTACCGTCTCAAACGCCTGCGCGGTGTCCGACTTACCAAATCCTTTCTTTGGCTCAGATGCAGCTTTTGCAACAACGTCCTTGGCCTCAAAGAACTTCATCAGATCACCGGAAATAGCTCCGATGTCCTTGCCCATTTTAATCGCGGCTTGGACTCCCTTAATGGCCGCTTGGGCCGTAGCAAAGGCGGTGATCGGGTCAATCATGTTTAATCCATTTGCGTCACTAATTATGCGCTTACGTTGTCAGCGGGCAGCGGAGTATTGCCCCCTTCCAGCCACCTAAAATATTCTTGGTAGTCTGTGTTGGCGGGGTTCATTGGTATATCCCACCATTGTGTTTTATCTTCAGTCACATATTTTCTGACTGCTTTAGGCTCTTCGCCAGAATATGAAATTAATTTATACATTTATAACTCCGCAGATGCAGCCGAACGATAACCATATACAAAACAAGAACCCGCAGTATTCGAATATAATGCAGCTAATCCAGCAGAAACCCCCGAATATGTTGCACTAAAAGCATTTGAGCCATTATTTGTAACTGTTTGAGCAACATTTGGGTCGGCTGATAAAGTTGCAAAAGATGGAACAGTTCTCATATCTACTTTATACGGAACAGAAGTTCCTAAACTTGCTCCTGCTCCTGTTGCAGTAAAACCAAGATTAAACGAAACCCATTGAAAATACCGCTGACACAAAGCTAACTCGGTGCCATAAGGACGGTAGTCAAAGCTAGTTGCTATTGAGCCTTTTTCTAGCTGAATATTATCAACAACCCAAGTGCCTGAGGTTTGCGCACCAACAGTAAATACAACCTCTATACCTGTTGTAGCGGCAGAGGGGATGCTAATTTGAGTGTTGTAGTTTGTTATAGTTGATGTAACAGTAAATGTACCGGTAGCAATTTGAGTACGTGTAGGGCTGGCCAATGTACCAAATGTATCTGCCGTGTTTGCGTAGTATGCAGTCCACGTCACTGTAGTCAACAAACTATTTGAAATATCAACAGATAACGTAGCCGTAGAACCAGCTAAATCATAACTATTTAACTGTTCAATACGTTGTCCAATACCAACCGCAGTAACAGATGCTGCGCCCGTAATTTGCAACCTATTTTTTACTGCGCCAGTACCAGCAACTTGCGCAGCAGTGACGTTTGCACCAGTGCAATATACGTACCAACGGTCAACAGTTGAATAACCAGCAGCAATTGTGCTTCCCGCTGTAATTGTCGCAGAAGTAGCTCTTTGGGCAATTTGCATTGCCCCATTAAAGAAGCGATTTTTGAAACTAAAGGTGTTGGGGGTATTTATTTCGTTTACAAAAACAGCGTTTCCGCCGGAGTTAATACGCATCCGCTCTGTTGAGCCGCTTTTGATAATTAGAGCACCGTTGGTGCCGGGTGTTGTTCCGTAGGCTGCACCCGTGGTAATTGTTACGTTACCGCCGCTGGAGGTTGTTGTGCTGTTGTATCCGTCCGTGGCTGTGATTGTGATATTGCCGCCGTTTTGACCGGCAATTTGAGATGCACCGGCGGATACGCTTGCTGAACCCGGAGTGCCTGCTGCGTTTAAACTATTACCAGCACCAGCGGTTAAAGAAACATTGCCGCCAACCCCCGACCCAGTTGCCAAGGTTCCCGCTGCGCCAGCGGTCAAAGATAAGGCACCGCCGGAGCCAGCCGATGTTGTCGAGCTTCCCTTACCTGCCGTAATGGCTACAGCGCTTCCTGCGGTTCCCGATGTTGTAGGTTGTGTGCCGGTTATAGCAGTAATATCTGTGTTTACACCTGCGCCTGTGATTGCGGGGGTAATTTTGACGTAGTCGGTTCCGTTGTACGCAACAACTGCGCGTTCCCCGTCTGCAAGGGTAAAAACACCAGAGCGTCCGCTTGCTGCAATGGTAAGTGCGAAGGGGCCTCCGGTACTTCCACCTGCGTTGTTGATAAAGTACCACTTACTAGATGCTGGCAGGGTCAGGGTTCGCGCGGCGGTCTTGTTACCGGTTATATTCAGAATGGCATACTGCGCGGTTGTGGATCCAATATTGGTTGCCGATGATGTTCCAGCGGTGTTGGAAAGGGTTACGTTTGCCGTGGTGATAGAGACCGAAAGACCGCCAGCAATGGCAATGTCCAAATATTGCGTAAGTCCGTTGTCCACTACATCGCCCCAAGTTCCAGACTCGGTTCCCGTGGTGATAAGCGGCAAGCTAAGGTTGGTTGAAGGCGTATATGACATGTGTTACCTCTAAGTATTAATAGGCGTCCATCCGGGCATTTGTGTTGTAATTACCGGAGTCCAGCCTGATGTTTGCGCATTTTCTACGCCACTCCAGTTTGCGCTCTGCGTAGTGTTAATTGGATTCCAAAGGAACGCCGCCTCAAAAACTGATTCACCTGTGCTGGATTCTACAACAGCTATGTTAAGAATGGCAGTTGTTGCAACTCCGTCCAACCCTGCTGCGTCTTCTAGGATAGTGTTGATTGCCTGTAGTTGAGTGGCTAGGGTGTCTTGGCCTGAGACGGCCTCCAAAATTGATGCAACAAACACACTTCCCGCAACTGAAGAATCTACGCCCGATGCCGCTTCCGATATTGACAGGGATATTTGAACCTGTCGAGAAGTGGCATCCAGACCAGAAGCGGCCTCTGCAATTGCGGCGGATAGTGTCGCGGTTGACAGTATTGAGTCAAGTCCAGAAACGGCTTCCGCTACTGCTATATTAAGCGTAGCAGTTGTGGTTAAGGCATCAAGTCCAGAGGCTGCTTCAGAAAGGGCTAGATTCAGCGTGGCAGTGGTGGTCACCGTATCTAGGCCAGAAGAGGCTTCAGATACTGAGCTGGCTATCTGTAGTTGAGGGCTTACAGCATCAACTCCGGAAGATGCCTCGGATATGGTTCCTGCCGCCTGTAACTGGGCAGTGGTTGAATCAATCCCTGAAGAAGCTTCTACCACTGTGCTTGCTATTTGAAGATTGGGGACTATTGCGTCAAGACCAGATGCTGCCTCGGAGATTGTGCCCGTTGTTACTAGCTGCGTGGTTAATGAGTCAAGCCCTGCGGCGTTTTCATTTATAGCGCTTGCTGCAATTAGCTGTGCAAGTATGGAGTCAATGCCAGAAGATGCCTCAGTTATGGAAACGCTAAAGCTGCTTCCACCTGATGTATACGTTATAACGACAATGCCGGTAGAGCCCGAAGTGCCGCCTCCACCATAAACCCCAGTACCGGCAAGTTGATAGTCAGTGGTACCTAGCGCAGAGCCGCCCCCGGCACCACTTCCGGGGCCGTATGAAGTGCCGCCAAGGCTCCACAATGGGACTGCAGCAACACTGCCATTGCCACCTTGTTTAGCTAATCCTCCGGTGCCATCAAACCCGCCGCCCGCACCTCCGCCGCCATTAGTACCATTTGACCCAATATCAGCATATACACCAAAGCCCCCAATGATGCCCGCCGCAGAACTACCGCCGTTACCACCAGTACCGCTACCTGTAATGTCAGCACCAAATGAAACGAGTCCAGTACCCCCACCACCAAACGAACTAAAAGCTCCAGCGCCGCCACCGCCCCCGCCAAAGTTTGGTGCAGTGGTTGATGTAAAAGCGTCTCCGCCATTACCACCAGCACCATATGGCCCCGCAGCGCCACCGGAACCACCAAGGCCATAATATGAAGATATATTGTTTCTTTTGCTAGTGCCACCGTTTCCGCCGCTGTATTTAACATCGCCAATCGACAAAGACGATTGACCACCAAGTCCCGTTGAAGACCCTGCCGTACCCGCCTTTGCTAAAACTGCTTGTGTTGTTGGCGTAACTCCTACTATTGGTGCGGAGTTTGTTGTGTTGGCCCAACTATCCGCTGAAGTGCCTATATTTATGTAAAATGTACTTCCGGGGGTTACCGAAATAGCATTTGATTTTGCATACGCTCCTCCACCAGCACCAAATCCATTATTAGCGGGGGAGTCAGCCCCACCGCCAATGGCCTCTACGGTAATTGACGTTACCCCAGACGGTACGGTAAAGGTTCCTGTGGCTGTATATACAGCAGTTGTTTTTGCAGTTACAAAATTCCAGCCGGTGTTGTTGCTGGTGTTTGTAGATACGTACGCATTCCAAGTAGCCCCGCCAGAAACGGTGGAGTCTTGTATTGTCAAGTAAACTGAATCTATGGTGCCGCTTGCTTGGCTTATTGTTCTGGCTGTTCCAGCAGTGTCGCTGTTGATGGTAACAACATTCCCAGAAGAACCTGTAACAGCAAAATTACCAACAACAAACGCTGTCGTGCAAGTATTAGTAATGGTGCAAGGTTGGCCGGGTGTATTACCAAGAGTGGTACAACGCGCTCCAGTTGCGGATGAATTCCCCAAATACAGCGTTCCGCCAGATGCGCCCATTACAACTGCGCCGACTTGGTTTCCAGAGATGGTGCTTCCGTTTGAGTACGCGCCTGTATTTGTAAACAACACAGTGGCGTTCAGCATACTGTAAGTTGTATTTGAGCTATTTCCAACAAATCCAGTGGTACTTGTTCCACCGGTAATAGTTATTACAGAATTTCCAAACGCAATAGATTTTGTATTTGTGTTATTGTAATTAAGAACGCCACAAGTTATATTGTAATTATTTGAGTTAAACGTCCCGCTTTGCAACGTTAGAGATCGTGTGCTACCTAGCGTAAGTGCGCTCAGTAGTTGGTAATTACCAAAACCACCAAATAAAAACGGAAAGTCTAATGTTAACCCTCCGGTATTAATTGTTCTTACGGTTGCACTTGTTGAACCAAAGTTTGTTACCGATGTTCCACCCGTTGTGGACATGTAAGATGGAAGAGTTAAATTCCCATAAATAGTCCTAGACCCATTTACTAAGGTTGCACTACTGCTCGTAAAATCTAAATTTAAAAAAGACCCGATAATTGAAACCAAACTACCTGCTGCGCCCGAAGAAATATATAAGCTAATTGCATTTGTTTCAGACCCGCCCGCTGTGTTTCCGTGGGCAAATGTTGCTGTATTAGAGGTGGATGTGCTACCATTTGGCACATTAACCGTGGGTGTTCCTGTAAGCGTAAACCCTGTGGCTGTAGAAACCTGCCATAAAGTTAAACTACCTGCGTTAACATTTCCTGTTATTGCTATGGAGCCACCATTAAATGCTATTGAGCGAGTATTTGAGTTAGTGCTGCTAAAGTTAAATGCGGAAAGAACAAAACCGCCGAGATTTAAAGCTCCGTTTGTTAATGTTGTAAGACTACCTGTGGTTAGGGCGTTTGATAGAGTCCACCCTCCGCCAACACCGTCAAAAACAACTGTGTTAAATGTTTTTCCATTTGCACTTATGGTTTTGCCGGTTGTAGTTGCTGCAAATGTTAATGTACCTGTAAATGACCGAGTGAATAATGTTGCGGGTAGCGCAAGACTTCCGTAGATAGTCAAGCCAACAGACCCGGCTAGGGTCATGGTTCCATCAACACCAGTTGCCGTGAAGTCGGCGCATACAGCAGTCACGGTAGCCATTGTTACCGTAAACGCACCCGTTCCAGAATTGGAGTTGGCGTCAAAGATTACGTTGTCGGCAGAGGTGGGTACAGACGCGCCGCCAGCCCCGCCCGAAGTCGTAGACCAGTTTGTGGTATTTGTGCCGTTCCAAGTACCACTGCCGTTGCGCCAGTATCTATCCGCCATTATGCTGAGGGGACAGGGTTACCATCCTCATCGTAGACCACGTTGCCGTTTTCATCCCGCATGTACTCAGGTGCGGGCGCGGTAATAGCTTTGACCCAGTTATCAAAGCGCTCTTGTTTCATTGCCTCTAGCTCCGCATCTGTGAAGGTGTGGTCATCGTTCAACACAAGCGCGTCCCTAAAGGCAATGCCCTTATACGCAAACTCAAAAACAATTTGCATGTTGCCCCCTGCAATGGGTAGGTACTTTAGGTCGCAGTCAAGCTGAAGGTGTAGGTCACGTTCAGAGTGTCGCCGCTCACAACGCTACGGTCACCGGCGGTGAAGGTATTAGCTGAGAACAGCGTACCGGAAGTTCCAGAAGCTGCGCTGCACAAAAATGCGCCACCAAGAGTAGCCGTAGTATTCATAGTGAAGGATGCTCTAGAAGCAGAGTTGGTAGCTACAGATGGATTGGCCGTAGTAGCGGCAGCAAAATTACAAGCAGGGCGATTACCTGCATAAGGAGTGCTTTCAGTCCATCCGGAATGGGATGACAATGTATCACCGGCTGCAATTGTTACGCCGGAACCGGGGCCGGTAATTAATCCCAAATACCAAGCGGTAATTTGAGTTACAGCTGTAGCGCCAGCGGTCAAAGCAACGCTTGCCATGTACTGTATACCGACGTTGACAACTTTATTTGGAACTTTTTCAGTCCATTTAACAACACCATCAGCACCAATACACTCAAATGTGTAAACGCCAGATGCAAGAGTATTTTCTGTAGACATAGTATTTCCTTATGCGCTACGAATCAGCGCGGTGGTTGAAGTGTTAGCTGGCATAGTCACGGTGAACGTATTGGAGCAAGACTTATCTGAGCCAAAATCAATCACCGCAACGGATGCGTTGCTTGCGCTTGTATTGTAAATCAAAGCACAACGTGATGTAAACGCAGCCGGAGACCAGACGGCGTTGTTAAAGTTAATATAGACCGTGCTAGTTGTTGGGTCTGTGTTGATTGTCACGCCCGTTAACGCAATACCGCCTGCGGTGTAACCTGTTCCAACAACCTCATTGGTTGTTGTATATACGGTAGTGCCTTGGTTTAGACTTGCGTTACCCGTATACAGAGCCATCTTGAACGTGTTGGTCTGGAAGTTGTGAACCGCAAGGTACAACTGCTGTTTAAAGCTTGTGGTCTGGCCTTGGACAATTGCCATGTTAGGTCACCCTCTGCCGGTACTGGCCAGATCTGTAAGCATCCATTCTCTCAAGGCCATCACCCAGACGCTTGGCTTGCATGAGCGCTTCTTCGTACTTTTTATCCACAAGCGTGATGATATCAACCTCACCCTTCATAAAGGTGTAAGCCTCGACCAAAGTTCCGTAGAACAGAGCGGAGTCGTAGTTATCACCAAGCCAAGTTGTACCGGCTGCGTTAGCAACGGTAGATACAGACAAAGAAAAACTTGAGCCCGTGCCGCCAATATAGGTATTTGCTGCTGTCAGGGTATTCCCTACAACGTATTGGCAACCACCGGAAGTTAGTGTTACCGCTGTAACAACACCGCCAGACACTGTAACCGTTGCGGTCGCACCAGAACCAGAACCGCCAGACAGCGGGACGTTGTAGTACGTACCACTTGCATACCCCGAACCGGCTGTAATAGTAACGCCAGTAATAATCCCCTGCACAATTGACTCAGGATTAAAGAAGTAGTGCATCTCCACGCCGTATGTAGTATCAGGAGTTGGGCCAAGCAGAAAAGCAAGTTCAGTTGGTGCTGTAGATTGCGGGCCGAAGATTGCGTAGTACTTGGGTGCGCCGGTAGCGTTGGGGCTTGGGTAAGCCTCTCGCATGAAGTTAACATCCTTGTTTATAAGGTACGTGTAGTTCCCGGAGGAGTCAATCGTTGCCAACGAATACGTGGATAGGAAGTCCGCCGGGGCGGACAGGTATGGATTGCCCACCGTTACCGACCCAGTTTGATTCCTTCGCAGTGAAGGAAACTGGATGGTGTTAAAGATGCGCTGTTCAGCTTGTTGAATGAACGTATTGATATCCGTCACAGAGAAAGTATTCTCCGTGTACTCGGCAACCGCAGTAACAAGCTGAGTGTAGTTCATCGTTTATGCCATTGGGCCACGAGCAATACGACCCTTGGTGGCTGCACCATTGCCGCGAGTTTCAATACCGGTGGATTCCACATTGTCCATGTTGCCAATGGATACGGTGCCGTTCATAGGCGTCCAGTTTTTGCGCGTAGGCATTTCAACAGAGAAGCCAATGTCTTTATCTTCCAGCGCTTTTCCGCCGGACGTATGAGGCTTGGCATAAACGGAAGCAGAACCGTTTTCTTTGCCCATGCTTTTTGAACTAAATTTAGCCATGATTAACCTTTGCTGCGTTGGTTGACAACGCGGGCCATGTTACGCCCCATAGACTTCAAGTTTGCGTTGGTAACGCCACCTTTAGCCATCTTCTTGGTGTCCAAGCCGCCTTTTTTCAAAACAATCTTGGTGCCTTTGCCGCCTTTGTGTTCTTGGGCGTCATGCTCTTTGAACGCTTTTTTAATCATGGCAACGTCCTGCTTTTTGTCAGCGGCCATTTCTTTGCGTTGTTCAGCTTTGGACTCACCCATTTCTTTCTTAGCCATAATTAACTCCTATGTTACGTTTACACTGACTGTACCAACATACGTGGTTTGTGCCAAGTAGTTAGGTGTTAGCTTTGCATCAAAACCGCTGGCTCCGCCAATTGGATTCCAGCCCCATTGTAAATCCCTTGAACCACCGCTAGGGTAACCCAAAACGTTTAAACCAGATACTTCATACGTAGTATCACGGCGCGGATCTCGTACACCTTGCGGATCATCCACCGGGTACATGCCCAATTGCAACTGAGGCTGATCAGGATCCCAGCATGTTGGGCAAACCAACAGGTTGTAGGTCTTGGTCTTAATGACCTCTTTTTTGAGTTCAGTAAGCTTGTACTGAAACCCGCACCGATCACATTCAGCAATCGAGTTTTTGCCGGATGAAAACCTATTGCCCATCAGTAACTACGGCCAATGAACATCTGACGGGGTACAAACCGTACAGCGGCTTTCTCCCGATCTTCCTCCGATGCTAATTGCCATGCCTCATCGTATTGCTGCTTGAGCAGCAAAACCCGGTCACGAGTATCTGCCTGCACCGGAAGCTTGACCACGAGATGATAAGCCAGTCCAGCAACCATGCAAGGCAGGAAACGAAACGGTACATCCATAACGTTTACACCATCACCCGCATCCTGAGAACGGCGCAAGCGCCAATAAGCGAAGGTATAGGTCTGGCTTCCATCTGGAATAGGCCAAACGGTCACCGCAGGAAGACGCTGAACCGTAACGGAAGCTCCGACGCTGTGCGTGGCCGCTGTGGTGTTGTTCTGTCCACGAGCACAGGTGTTCAGGGTATTCCCTGATATGTACTGATAGAAGATGGTTTCATTGTCAATCAAGATGAAGCCCGAAGCGGACAAGCCAACGGTCGAACTAAGCGTGATGGTTGTATCTGTAGCGCTTACAGCGCTTGCCACTGTAAAACCTGTAGGAGAGTTCTGCGCGTCTTGGCGCTGAATCCAAACTTGAATAGGGCGACCTTGCGTCAGCTTATTTGGCAGCGTGGCATAGGTAGAAACACTAATACGGGTGATGGTCAGGTCAGACTGGTTGGATGTGCTGTTGGCCTGAGTGCGGATTACATGTTCCAGCAGATCTACCGTGTCTGAGGGAAGCGCATACGTGGATTGGCCTTGAGCGAGGGTAATGGTACCCTGATCCATAGTCCACATGTTTACACCGCGATTTGCCCAATCCGCAAACATAAGATTGAGCGACCGACGGGCGGTGCGCAAGTCATAACCAGTACGCAATTCACTACCGGCGCGTTCAAACGCTTCTTCCACGATCTCGGTGAGATCTGGGTTGTAAATAGCAGAGCCGGATGTATTAGCCATTTTGTTTACCGCAGAAGAGATGTAATTCCGCCATAAGCATAGCCCGTTGGCTGGTTAAATTGACCATTCGCGTAATAGCCACCAACAGCATCAGATGCGCGACCACCATCACCGCCTGCGGCGGATTCACTTCCATAGCCATTGACACCAATCACGCCTTGCCTAGTATCCCCAACACCGCCATCACTTTCTGGGTGCAAAGCTGGTTTATCTTCTACGGCTGGGTTTGTGAGTGTGTAGCCGCGAAAGGCATTGTTGTATGCTTCTGCGCCGGGCTGTCCAACCATCATTCCCAAAGAGCTTAAAAACTGTCCGGGTATGGCAAGAAATGGGTGTGCACGAGCCCACACGCTTGTTTCAACGGGAGACATTGCGGGTGCGGGAGAGCCATCTAAACGGGCATCATATCTTCCCGAAGCTTGCCCACCAGTCATTGGGTTGGGCGCATATACATTTTGTGCACCTTGCGCTGCTTGCGCCGCTTTGGCTTTTGCCAATTCATCTGCAGCGGCTTGATCTGCCGCAGCTTTTGCTTGTTGGTCTGCTAGTTGTTTGGCGTAATCCACGACCGGCTGTTGGCCGTAGCCATAGTTCACTATACCGTCTTGAGTGCCGTATGCATTTTGCGCAGTCAATTGACTGGGAGCAAAACCACCAAAATCTTGGGGCTGGTATGACGGTGTCGGGCTCATGCTGAACATGCCGGGGAAATATGGGTTACCCCCAAAAGACGGCTGCTGACCGGGGTTCATTCCTTGCGAAATGTTACCGTAGTTTGCCATCAATGAGGACAAGCCAGCGTCTTGAGGGTAGGCCATGATTTACTCCGCAGCTTTTGGTGTTTCTGCAGCAGTCTCCTCTACAGGAGACAGGTGAGCACGAAGGGTTGCAACAATGTCAACCAAACGTTGCTCTGCACCGCCAAAAGCTGCAATTTGATGTTGCATGCGTTCATGGATTGCTTCCAAAAAAAGTTCTGCATGCTCTTCGAGGGAATGGAACAAATTCATTTTTAACCTTTCGCTGTTTTAGCCGAGTTGATAAATGCTTGCTCGGTAGGAGCACCTTTGCTACCTACCTTGCGCATTTTTTCTTTGGAGCCATTGGCAATACGCTTGCGCTTGGCGTTGATGTTGTCATACAGACCCACTTTTCCGCCTTCGGCGTACTGCGTGAAGTTGGTATCGTCGCGTCGAGCCTTTTTGGTGCCTTTAGGCATCTTAGAGGAATCTACCGCACCCATGCCGCGCGATGCCATCATATTAGACCTTTTTGGCAATACCGTAACCACGGTAACCGGTTGCACGTTGAGGGGCGGATTTAGTTATTCCGCCTTTTGCCATCTTGGTGATTTTGCCGCCACGCTTGCGGCTAACAAAATCGGGAACAATGTATTCGCTGCCGGGTTGCGATGCGTCCGCATCAGGAGACTCTTTGTTATCCATTCCGCGCAGAGCGCCAGCGGCAATACGAGCTTTTGCTTCTGGGGTAAGAGTAGCACGAGGGCCACTTACCGCAGCGCGAGCCGCAGCATCACCCAAGCCAGACTCGTCTACCATGCGTTTGCCAATGCCGGTTTGCTCATCAATAGCGCGGCCAAGGTCATAGCCACCCTGTAGAGCAGCCAAAGGCGCATAAGCACGGCCCGCCAAACGAGCAGCGCCACGTTCACCAGCCTCAATGACGGCTTGCTTTGCACCACCGCGCAAGGCAGAAGAGCCTACATTCTTAGCCTTAATGGCTTTTTTGTAGTCCTCTACGCTACGACCAACGTAATCATCGTTTAAACCCGGAAGATAGTCCCAACGTGTTGCCATGATTGCACCTTAGCAGTATTTACCCACGGTCTTGCCGCGCTGGGCAATACCATCACCACGGCTGGAAGCAGAGCTCACCTTGCCACCACGGGCATAGCCCATTGCAGCAATCTTGGCACGGTCTTTAGCATCTTTAGCCTCTTGCACCATCTCTTGTTCGCCAACCGTAGGCTTGGGCGGAACGCCACGAGTACCTTGACCAGCACCAGCACCAGCAGATCCGCCATCAGCCATACGCTTAACACCACCGCCGCGTTTCATTCCAGCGGGGCCACCGGGCATACCACCAGTTGGAGCACCACCGGGCACTCCTGCATCAGGAGCACCGCCGGGGATACCAGCCACTGGGCCAGCGCCAGCGCCTTGAGCACGAGCAGCCAAAGCAGCCAGCATGGCCGGATTCATTTTGCGTCGGGTTGCCATAATTAACGTCCTTTGGACATACCACCGCCGCACATTGCCATCACGTGCTCGTGATGTTTTTTGTGACCGGCTTGATGGGGAGTGTGAAACTCATGCGCAGCTTTGTGACCATCGCCACCATATGTTTTTTCAACATGGTGAATGTTGTGCACATGCTTAGGAGTTTCTTCCTTCATGTTCTTCATGTCTTCGTGTTTCATAATAAGTCCTTATTTGGTTTTGCCGCCGCGCTTCATACCGGTAGTGCTACCGGCCATCTTTGGCATCATGCCACGGGTTTTACCGCGC